ATGGAAAAAGTGGAAAAGCTGCGTAAGCAGGTTGAAGAAGATGCCAAACGAGAAGCCGAACCCAGATGACACCTTGAGCAAGGTGCTGGCCTATGTGGACAGCCCATTCAAGCTAATCGCCATCCTGTTGATGGGGGTGGTAACGTTTACAGGGTATTTTCTTTGGCAGAACCAAGAATTGTTGGTGGGGGCATACCGGGAGAACCAGAAGATGCCCTCCATTGCAGAAGACAGAATTGAGGATGCGGCGTCACACCTGTTCAAGCATACTGGGGCAGTGGTTGTGGCAGTGTTCAAGGTCAACCCCATGTTTGGCACACGGGTGCTACACAGAGCCTACACAAAGGAAGGCCGGGACAAGATTAATGACGGGCTGGACATTGGGCTGTTTACATCCAATGCGGCCAACAACAAGGATGTGGTGGCGCTGATGGCGGGGGAGATACCCTGCGGCAGCTACACCCAGGCGCAGAGTGAGATTGGCCTTTGGTACATTGAGAAGGGAATGACCTATGGGTGTAGAGTGGGTGTTCCACCTGACCCCAGCAGGTTCATTGGACAGATTACCGTTGGATGGGCCGAACAGCCTGAAGACATGGAAAAGATTAACAACCTGCTGCTCATAGCGGCAACAATGCTTTCAAGGAGTAAACAGTAATGCTGACCCTATTTTCAACCCTGATCTCTTTCCTGATGGGTGGCTTGCCCAAGTTGCTGGAGTTCTTCCAAGACCGCAGCGACAAGAAGCATGAGATGGCCCTGGCCCAGCTTCAGATTCAGCGGGAGTTAGAAATGCGAAAACTGGGCTTTGAAGCCCAGGAGCGGGTTGAGCATATCAAGTCAGAGCAACTGGAGATGGAAACCAAATCCAATGAGAAGCAAGCCCTGATTGGCGCTCAACAGGCTGAGATGCAGGCCATATACGCCCACGACACTAGCTTAAACGAGGGCACAAGCACCTGGATGAAGAATCTGAGGGCATCGGTACGCCCGGTCATTACCTACGGCTTCTTCCTGCTTCTGGTGGGCATTGACTGTGCCTTGATCTGGCATGGCTTCACCAACAGCGTGAGCTTTGCGGAAATGGCAAACCAACTGTGGGATGATGAAACTCAAGCTCTGTTTGCCTCAATCATCGCCTTCCATTTTGGTGGCAGGGCTTTCGGCAAATGAACGTCAGCCCAGGAGCCATCAAGGTCATTTGCCACCATGAAGGTGTGCGATTCAGGCCATATAGATGCCCCGCACGGCTTTACACCGTGGGTGTCGGCCATGTCATGTACCCAGAGCAGGGTAAGCTAAAGATTGAAGACCGGGATGGGTTTCCCTTGCGCCCGGAAGACAATCGTGTATGGACAAAGGATGAGGTGGATGCAATACTTAAAGCTGATCTTGCTAGGTTTGAGAAGGGAGTGGCAACTTATTGCCCTGTTCCTCTTACTCAAGGAATGTTTGATGCGCTGGTTTCATTCTCATTCAATGTGGGGCTAGGGACTTTGCAACGCAGCACACTACGATCCAAGCTAAACCGGGGCGATAAATTGGGCGCTGCGGATGAGCTATTGAAATACTGCCTGGGAGGTGGGAAAATACTCAAAGGGCTTCAAAATCGGCGCATTGATGAACGAGCCATGTTCTTGTTATAAGGTACATCATGCCACTCAAAAAACTGACTCTCAGACCCGGTGTAAACAAGGAGAACACCCGATACACCAATGAGAACGGGTGGTATGACAGCGACAAGATCCGTTTCCGTCAAAGCACGCCAGAGAAGATTGGCGGGTGGCAACGTATATCGGCCAGCACATTTGTTGGCATCTGTCGATCCCTGTGGGCATGGGTAACGCTTGGCGCTGCCAACTTGCTGGGTGTTGGCACAAGCCTTAAGTTTTACATTGAAAATGGTGGAGCGTATTACGACATCACGCCAATTAGGGCCTTAAACGTCTTAACCAACCCGTTCACCACAACCTCCGGTTCAACGACAGTTGTTGTGACTGACACAATTGGCGGGTACATAAACAAAGACTATGTAATTTTTTACCCCAGTTATTTGTTCACTGTAGCCATCACGGGCACGGCAGGTCAGTTTTCTTGCGCTACCACCACTCTAACGGTGGGACAGGCCATAAAGATCAGTGGCACGTTTGGCGGTACAGGTTCTATCACCGGGTACACCGACCCCACAACCTATTACATCATTGCCACCAACGGAACAACCACGTTTACACTGTCGGCCACATCTGGCGGCAGTGCCATTACAACCACCGCAGGAACCCCGACAGGGTTGACCTACACACAGACAGTAGGTGGATTAAGCATTACAGGCGAGTATGCTATATCTTATGTAGCTACAAACCTATCAAATGTTGCTATCACCGGCACAGCAGGGCAATTCTCATGCAATTCAGCCGCATTATTTGTTGGGCAAGCATTGACTATTAGCGGCACATACGGCGGCACTGGGTCAATAACCGGGTATGTCAACCCAACAACTTACTTCATTATTGCAACCAACGGAACCACCACGTTTACACTATCTGCCACCCTTGGCGGTTCAGCAATTGCTACAACCGCAGGAAGTCCTTCGGGTTTAACTTATAGCGGGGTAGCGGCATTTACAATTCAATCTGCCACTGCGGCAACATCCACCGCTAACGGTGGGGGCGTTGTAAATGCGGTGTATGAAATAAATAACGGGCCAGATTTTGCCGTGACTTTAAACGGATGGGGTGCGGCTGCATGGGGGTCTGGTGCGTGGGGTATTGGCGGGTCATCCACTGATTCACTGCGCTTATGGAGCCAAACAAACTTTGGTGAAGACCTGATCTTTGGCCCCCGTGGTGGGCCAATCTATTACTGGGATGCTTCAATTGGCATAACAGGCTCAACCTTTACCGTGACGATTGCCAGCCCAGGGGTTCTGTCCACCAGTTTAAACCTCACAAATGGAACGGCTCTGACGTTAACGACCACCGGGGCTTTGCCCACAGGCCTAACGGTAGGCACGGTCTACTACGTTGTAGGCGTGTCGGGGACAAGTTTTAGCCTTGCCGCCACCTATGGCGGGTCTGCCATAAACACCACTGGGGTTCAGTCTGGGGTTCATTCATTCTCTCCCAGGGGTATCGCCCTCACTGCGCTTGGCGGCGGTTCAAGCGTGCCGCTCATCCAGAACTTCATCCTTGTGTCCGACACAAGCCGGTTTGTGTTTGCCTTTGGAACCAATGACTACGGGACATCAACCCAAAACCCAATGCTGGTGCGCTGGTCAGATCAAGAATCGGTTGTAAGCTGGACTCCCGCCGCAACCAATCAGGCTGGTAGCTTGCTGTTCTCTCACGGCTCAGAGATTATCACTGCCATGCAGGCCCGTCAGGAGATACTGGTGTGGACGGATTCGTCCTTGTATTCTTTGCAATATGTTGGAGCGCCTGTGGTTTGGGGTTCTCAGCTTGTGGGGGACAACACATCCATTGCATCAGAAAACGCAGTTGCATACGCCAACGGCGTAGCGTATTGGATGGGCGTGGACAAGTTCTACAAATATGACGGACGCACACAGACTCTGCAATGCGATCTGCGTCAGTATGTGTTTGAGAACATTAACAAAGCCCAGTTTCAGCAGGTATTTGCTGGGACAAATGAGGGCTTCAATGAAATCTGGTGGTTTTATTGCTCTGGCACAAGCACCGTTATCGACAGCTACGTTGTATTCAACTACGCAGAGAATCAAGGCCAGGGGTGCTGGTACTACGGGTCGTTGGGCCGGACGGCGTGGCTAGACAGTGGTCTAAGGGATTACCCCATAGCCGCCACCTACAGCTACAACATTGTGAACCATGAGCAGGGCGTGGACAACAATGAAACTGGAACCACCCTGCCAATTGAAGCATTCATCAACTCCGCAGAGTTTGATGTGGACGATGGGGATAAGTTTGGGTTTGTGTGGCGTGTTCTGCCCGACTTCAAGTTTGACGGGTCAACAGCGGCAAGTCCACAGGTCACCTTGACTTTGAAGCCCATGCAGAACTCTGGTTCTGGGTATAACGATCCCACATCCTTGGGCGGCTCAGACAATGCCACTGTGACCCGCACAGCTTCTGTGCCAATTGAAAAATTTACCGGACAGGTTTACATCAGGGTGCGTGGCCGTCAGATGGCTATGGAGTACCGATCTACTGCGCTGGGTGTTCAGTGGCAAGCTGGCTCACCC